CTCAGCATTACACATATCTTTCAGATGAGTGCATGAGAAAGATTATGTTAGGTCATAACGTAACTTCTCCTTTATTATTTGGAGTTGCATCCACAAACGGATTCTCAAGTAACGCAGATGAACTAAGAAATTCTACTATCTTATATGAAAACATGGTTATTCGTCCATTACAAGATGAAATCATTGCAGCAATTGATAAGATAATTAATTTCAATGGTATCACTTTAAGACTTCAGTTTGTTAAATTAAATCCATTAGATTCAGCAGGTGACTTAACACTACAAGGAATCAACAAAGGATTGATTGATGCAATTACAAACTTATCTCCATTAGTAGCTAACAAAGTAATTGAAACATTGACTCCAAATGAAATCAGAAGCATCGTTGGATTAGAACCTGAATCAGGTGGAAGTGATTTGAATCCTGAATTGTTAAGCAAAGTAAACACGGATTTAGAAGAAATCTTAAACAAGGTTGATTCTGATGAACTATCTGAAGAATGGGTTGAGGTAGATTCAAGAGAAGTTGCAGATGATGAAGATGAATTAGATAATGCTTTATTGAATGCTGAATTGGAATTAGAACCAAGCAAATCTTTGTTATCTAAACTTTATAATTTCATCAGTACAGGTAATCCAAAACCAAATCAAAAGAGTTCACAAGACAAAAAAGTAGGTGATTTAAAATACTTCAAAGTTCGCTATAGATATACAGGTAACAAAGCACCTGATAGAGATTTTTGTTCAGCAATGATGAGCAAACAATCACGGTTGTTTAGAAAAGAGGATATTGAGGAAATGAGTAAACGTGCAGTAAATCCTGGCTTCGGTGAAGGTGGTAAAAATACTTACGACATCTTTAAATTCAAGGGAGGAGCAAGATGCCACCACAAATGGGAACGTGTAACATTCATGCTTGATTTAGATAAAATTGAAGATGGTTATTCTCAAATAGGAACAAGTGCAGCTTCAGTTAAAGGATTTAAAGTAACTAATCCATATCAAGTTTCAATCTATCCTAACAACCTACCTTTAAAGGGATTTAGCCCAAAAAATAAAAACTTACCATCAGACGTTAAATAATGGCAGAAGCACTATTCATAACACGCAACGACATCGTTAAATTCACAGCATTGAATGGTAACGTTGATGTAGACAAATTTATACAGTTTGTCAAGATTGCACAGGACATTCACATTCAGAATTACTTAGGTTCTAAACTATTCCAAAAGCTACAAGCAGACATTATCGCAGGAACTCTTTCAGGTAACTATGAAATGTTAGTGGAAACATACGTTAAGCCAATGTTGATTCACTGGGGAATGGTTGAGTATTTACCTTTTGCAGCTTACACAATCGCTAACAAAGGAGTTTACAAGCATTCATCTGAGAACTCTGAGAACGTAGATAAAAACGAAGTAGATTATCTATTGGAGAAAGAACGTTCAATTGCTCAGAACTACACGCAACGATTCATTGATTACATGAGTTTTAACGATAACCTTTATCCTGAATACAGAGCAAACGTAAACAATGACATCTTCCCTGATAGTAACACAATTAACATAGGATGGTATCTATGAAAAAACGAATCTACACACCTAAGAAAGAAAACATAAACAAATTAAAGACGTTTCTTAATAAGATAAAGAAAGATGGCAAATAGTATTGATTGGGGTGAAGGCGTTCTTAACACAATAAGTTGGGGTGCTGATGGACAAATAAACGGATTAGAAGTAACAAACATACTTGCTGAGAATGGTGCTTTCTTATTTACTGAGAACGACAATCTATTAGTAACAGAAACTACATTTGATGCAGGTGGATTTGGAAGTATATACGACAACTCTTGGAGTGGCGAAACATTATTAGAAAGATAAATAAATAAATTATGGCTGAAGTAAAAATATCGGAACTAACATCTGCAACTACTCCCCTTGCAGGTACTGAGACAGTTCCAATCGTACAGGGAGGAGTAACAAAAAAAGTAGCAGTTTCCGAAATTGGAGGAGGTGGAGGTATCGAATGGGGTGCAATTACTGGAGATTTGTATAATCAAATTGATTTACAAAATGAGTTGTATGGTAAACAAGAAATTTTGTTTAGTGGAACTAACATCAAAACTATTAACTCTACTTCAGTTCTTGGTAGCGGAAACTTAGCGGTTCAACCTACGCTTGTAAGTGGCACGAACATTAAAACAATTAACGGAAATTCGGTTTTAGGTAGTGGTAATTTAGTTGTTGGAGGAGCATCTAATCCTTCTGTTGTTGCCATTTCCGCACAAGATGGAACTCCAATAACTGGTAATGGTACTGGAACTGAAGAAATTGGTTTAAGCCTTTTGGTTCCTTCTGGAACTTTTGCGGGAAATGGATTATTAGAGTTAAGATACAGAATTTTAGCATCTGGAACATCTGGCAATTACTATGTTAGAATTTATAAAAATACAACTTCAAGTTTAACGGGAGCAACATTAATTGCAACTCCTTTTGCTAATGTTTCAAACCTTTGGCACGGAGGACAAAGAACGTTTACAATTAATAGTAATACAATAAAAGGATTAAATTCAACTACTGTTGCGATAACCGATGTTAACAATTGGTCTGTATCGGAATCATCCACAACATTTACAACATCTGTAAATAATTACATTATAATTGCACTACAACCTTTGATAAGCGGAACTACTTTAACTGTTAAATCAGCAATGTTAAATAAATATATTTAAAATGAATTTAGAAACAAAAACAAACGGATTTATTTTCAATTTAATTGAATATAATTTTGAAGGAGAAAATGAAGTTATTAGCGAAAGTCAAGTTTTAATTGGCACAAATGATGGATTAATATTACTTGACCTTTCTTGTACTATTAACAACGTTCAATTTACCGATATTAATTTGTTTGTAAACGCACTTAAATAATGAAAACTAAATTGTCAATATTTGCTTTCTCTGTGCTGACTATCTTAGCACCTGTAAAACCTTTGGTAATTATTGCTATTTTGTTCATTATCTTGGATACGTTTTTCGGTATCTGGAGAAGCGTGAAAAAAAACGGATGGGTTTCAATTAGAAGTAGAAGGTTATCTCACACAATAAGTAAGTCTTTACTTTACTCAGGTGCTATAGTTTGTATATTCCTATTAGAGAAGTTTCTTGTAGCAGATTTGTTAGGACATTTTATTGCAATTGATTTAGTATTAACCAAAGCATTCACAACGTTCTGCGTATTCACGGAAATCAAAAGCATCAACGAAAGCTACTTTTCAGTTACAGGCGTTAACGTTTGGGATAGATTCATAAAGTTTTTGAAACGTAGTAAAGAACAATTAGACGAAATAAAATGAAAAAATTAGATATCCAAGCAATCAAGCAAGTTCGCTTAAGCGACAATCAGTATTTTGCTGAGGCTTCACCAAAGACACAAATCTATCTTCACCACACGGCAGGAAATGGAAATGCTGAAGGAGTGAGTAGATATTGGAATGGTAACGACTCAAGAATTGCAACTGCTTTTATCATTGGTGAAAACGGTACGATTGTACAATGTTTTTCTTCTAAGCATTGGGCTTGGCATTTAGGGATTGACCAAGAGGATTTTGCACGTAATGGTGCGAAGTATTCAAACCTAAACAAACTATCTGTTGGAATTGAAGTCTGCAACTGGGGTTACCTTAAAAAGAAAGGTGATAAGTATTATAACTATGCAGGCGGTGTTGTAAATCCATCTTACGTTACTGAACTTGAAACTCCATACAAAGGATATAAGTATTGGTACAAATACTCTGATGCTCAAATTGAATCACTTCGTCAATTAGTAGTTTATCTTTGTGATACATACGACATCCCTAAAGAATACCGTTCTGAAATATGGGCAATTGATAAGGAAGCATTCAAAGGGACTAAAGGAATTTTTACACATAACTCAGTGCGTAAAGACAAATCGGATATGTATCCGTGTCCAAGAGTAATCGAAATGCTTAAAAATCTATGAGATACCTCATCTTAGTTTTATTACTTGCATCCTGCTCAGCTAATTACCATCTGCGTAAAGCAATTAAAAAAGGCTATCGTTGTGATGAGATAGGTGATACAATTACGATTAGTTCAATAGATTCAATTCCGTACGTTTTAAGGGACTCAATTTATTGGGAGAAGGTAATTGTTCAGAAAGATACAATCGTTCGTTATAGGACTTCCTATGTGCCAAGAACGAGGTATGAGACTAAGGTGGATTATAAGTACAAAACTAAAGTGGTAAATGCTGAGGTTCAAAAGGTAAAGTTTCAAAACAAATACATCACAAAATACAAAACTCGTTGGATTTTTGTTATTATTGCATTTATTCTTGGATTCCTTTTACGGTTATCCTTGAGTGAAACCTTTAGAAGTAGGATAAAACTTCTGTTCACGCTAATGAAATAATATATGAACAAACAAACTCGTTTCAGATTACAAGAGGATGAAATAGAAATCTTGCAATCTTACAGAGCAATCAAGTTAGAATCCAATGGGCTTGGGTTAGATGATGCAGATGTAAAACACGGATGGTTAAAATCTAAAAACGCATCTTTATTTTTTAAGAATCCAAACTTTAGGGAATCGGAGGAAACAAATTACAAGGAATTACAGGAAGCAATCTTAAATGACATTCGAGAATTCAAACCTGAATATCCAACAATCTTTCGTAATCCTTCAACGGATGGTCACTTGTTAGTAGTTGACCCTGCTGACATCCATATCGGAAAACTTTGTGAAGCATTTGAAACAGGTGAAGATTACAACAATCAGATTGCAGTTCAACGTGTTAAAGAAGGTGTTCAGGGCATCTTAGATAAAAGTTCAGGGTTTAACATTGATAAGATTCTTTTTATAGGTGGAAACGACATCCTTCACATTGATACTCCTAAACGTCAAACCACTTCAGGAACTCCACAAGATACAGATGGAATGTGGTATTCTAATTTTCTAATCGCAAAACAATTATATGTTGACATCCTTGAAACACTATTGGCAGTTGCTGATGTTCACTTTACTTTTAATCCTTCCAACCACGATTACACACACGGATTCTTTTTGGCAGATGTTATCCAGACTTGGTTTAAAGATTGTGATAATATTACTTTTGATTGCAGCATCGCCCATCGCAAAGGATTCCTTTATGGGAAAAACTTAATCGGCACCACTCATGGAGATGGAGCAAAGCATGGGGATTTACCTTTATTGATGGCAACCGAGTTCCCTCACGAATGGAGCTTATCAAAGCACCGTTATGTTTACACTCACCACGTTCATCATAAGACATCCAAAGATTATATTGGAGTGACTGTTGAATCGTTACGATCACCATCAGGGACCGACTCCTGGCATCACATAAAAGGATTCCAACATTCCCCTCAGGCGG